CGATGTAAATAATGCTATGCGCGAGCAGATGAGTCAGCTTAAGGAGTTCTTGGACGGATCTTCTGGCGACACGCTTACCTCTGCAAAGATTGTAGCCACTACCGCAGAAATCCTCTCTGGTGTCTCTGTAACAGGAACCGCAACATTTAACTCTGCGGTGGTTCTGTCGTCCTCTGTCACGGGTTCTGCTCTTAGCTTATCTGGTGCGCTTACTGTAGGTGGTGCGGCTATCCTCTCGTCTACTTTGGGCGTGACTGGAACCGCAAGCATGGGCGTTATAGATGCTACGACTCTGGAAGTCACAAATATAAAGGCTAAAGACGGTACGGCATCTGCGACGATTGCGGACTCCACAGGTGTGATGACGGTAGCCTC